AGATTCTCGACGCTGAGGTAAAAAGTCGCAAGCCAGCAAAGTCGACCTATACGGAGAAGCCAACTGCTTCCGTCAAGATTGGGGAAAAGCCCCTGACAGTCACCTCGTTAAGAGAAAGACTGGCAAAATCTGATGGACACGTTTGGTGGGCAAAGAATAGGGATAAAATAGAACCTTTGCTTGAAAAAATGTCCCAAGGGTAAGCACGTTTATATTATTATTTTAGGAGAAAAAGAACATGGCAGACACTATTGATGTCACAAATGCTGCGGTATTTATACCTATGCCAAAACTTGGGTATCTAGGGAGCAATTCCTAGCGGTTTACCGTCGCAAGTCATTAGTCAGCCGTTCTTTAAATTGAGTACTTCACCAATAACCGAAAACCCTTTTGATTACGGGAAACTCTCTCAGGAGAAAACCCGATGGAAGGCTTTTCCTTTATTCCGAGGTCGTGGTATAATGATGTTATGCACAAGCAAGACATCATCCCATACACCGCAGGAATAATAGATGGAGAAGGTTACATCTCTTTAGTCCCCTATTCTCACTGTAAGACATACAATCCAGTAGTGAAAATTACGTCAACCGACAAGGTCTTGACCGATTTTCTTTTAAAAAACTTTGGAGGCTATGTCCACAAAAGAACCTTTAAAAACAACCTTTGGAAAAACGCCTATTGTTGGGAGCAAAGGAACAAAAAGCTAGTAAAAAAGTTTTTGTCACTATTTAAAGACTATCTTTTGATAAAGAGAGAACAGGCAGAATTGGTTATCGAATATTGCGATATTCCGATTCAGAAAGTTCATCCACGCTATAAAAGTTTCGACCCAAAAGCGCAGGAGAGGCTACACGAGATATATAAAAACCTTCGTCATTTGAATAAAAGAGGAAAGCCACCAGCAGAGACTAAGTAAAGGGCCCCTTATGGGTGATGCGATAGTCCGACCCCAGTAGCGATATTGGGAGGCAAACAGAAATGATTTGCCCGCTTCTTAATAGAAGTTTTAAAGTAACAGATTGGAGCTTTGGGCAGCCGAAGTACTCATGTTCCGTGAATCTGCATTGGTAATGTCTAACTTGGTTAGACGCTACGACTCCGAAGTTAAGATGGGAGATACCCTCCACATTCCTAACGTTTCTGAGCTAAGCGCTAACACTAAGACAGCCAATTCCGAAGTTACACTTCAGAATCCTACCGAAACTGAAACCACAATTGATATCGACACTCACAAGGAAACATCCTTCGAGATTGAAGACATCGTTAAGGTTCAGTCCAAGTTCGACCTGAGAAGTTCATACACTAAGTCCGCTGGATACGCTATTGCGAAAGCAATAGACACCGACGTTCTAGGTCTATATTCTTCGTTAACTTCAACTGACGTTGGTACTTATGGTACTGACATCACCGATGCCGCTATTGTCGCCGCCGCCCAAGTTTTGGACGAGGCAGACGCTCCTCTCGAAGACCGAGCATTCGTTATTGCCCCTTCTCAGAAGGCCGCTTTAATGAAATTGGATAAATTCGTGAAAGCTGACTATTTAGGTCAGTATCAAGAAGCTACACCAGTACGCAAAGGTCCGAACAGTCGATTTTTATGGGGTGACGTTTATGGCGTTCCTACGTATTACACCAACCAGGTGACTACTACGTCAGCAACACCTACTCAAACTCATAATATGATGTTCCACAAAGAGGCGTTCGCATTGGCGATGCAGATGGGTCCCCGAACTCAAGGTAACTACTGGGCTAAAGACTTAGCTTGGTTAGTAACTGTTGACTGTATCTACGGATACACAGCGTTGAGGACAGATCACGGAGTAGAAGTTAGATCGTAGGTTTTAACCTATGACTAGGCAGTATCAAAAGGGGGAGAGGGTTAAACCAATCCCCCCGAAGGTACAAAAACATATGACATTCTTTACAACAAAATCAAAATTTGGTACGCAGGCTAATCATCGGAAACTAATCCGAACTAGGGCAAAATTGCCCAACGGGTCAGTCGTTGAAGGAAGGCAGGGTCAGCAAGTAATTGACCAGCGTAGAAGGCAAAGGGATTTGCTCAGAAAAAGCGAATCATTGCTGAAATGATTACCACACTGCTTTGCACAAGGGGAATGATCTTTGGCGAGACGATAAGGTCTCTCCATAATAATCTTTGCCAAATCAAGCACATTCCAGTAAAGCCGATAATCGGCTTACCAATACCGGATGCGCAAAATGCTGCCGTAAGGCAAGCGCTTGAAACAAAGGCAGACTTGTTCCTTTTCGTTGAAGAGGACATGGTTATCCCAGACGGTACTGTTCTAAAAATGGTCGGAATGGATGAGGATATTGTTGCTGTAAATTACCCCGTAGACGGAGGATGGGGAACAGTCCAAAGAGATGGCGAAGAAATAATCTTTTGTGGACTAGGATGCACCCTGTTTAAAAGGCATGTTTTTGAGAAGATGAAAGACCCTTGGTTTGATACATCGCACTCTCTTAGGATAACTAGCCAGAAACCTTTTAAGTATGAGGTAACTGATTTGCCCTATAAATACGGCGGATTGGACAACTACTTCTGCCACAAAGCACGAGAACTTGGCCTTGAGATCCATCAACTGATGGATGTTGAAGCTAAGCACTTGAGGCTTATTAAAAATGACGACCGGAAACTAAACAAAGGGACTCAAGAGATTAAACCTCTCCCTCCGATCTCAAAACATATAAATTATTAAAAAAAATGAGTATTTCAGAAACAAGAGACAGAGCAGCAGAACAAGAAAACATCTCGTTTTCTACTACGGCTGCAACAGAGGCTGATTTTCAAGCTCTCTGCCAGGGGTTCTACATGTACGCTACTGCGGATGTTCACGTTAATTTTGATGAAGTGGCAACTGCTGGAAGTTTCTTTGTCAAAAAAGAAACGTTTATCCACTTTAACGTGTTACAAGCCACAAGAGTATCTGCAATCGGTAATTCGACTACTGGGACTTTGTACATTATCGGAAGGAGATAACTTGGCAAAAACCCTAGAAAATATGAGAGGGTATGTCAGAATGACACTTGACGAAAGTTCCCCGGCGGACTGGACTGATAATCAAATTGACGAATCCTTAAACTATTCCTATCACGAGATGGTCACTCTAATAACAGAGGTCTATGAAGACTACTATATTAAGACGGATACCCTCGATACGATAGCAAGCCAACAGGAATACGACACCGATGAGGGTGTTCCAACGGATATGTTTAAACTTGCTAGGGTGGAGATAAATTACGACGTTGATGGTGACGCCACCCCTTCACGGGCAAAGGCGTCAGAAATAGAGGCTGTCTTGGGTGAATTAGCAAACACAAACCTTGGTGTAACTACAAATTCTCGTCCGATTTACTACCTTTTTGGCAGAGCTGATAACCTTAAACTGGGATTTATTCCCGTACCTGATAAAGCAGGGACAGATGCTATTAAACTTTGGTACACCTACACGGTTTCGGACATGTCAGATGATGATGATAGGCCCGATATCCCCTATGAAGACAGATACGCACGATTGATTTGTTACGGAGCTCTAGCCGATCTCTTGGATAAGGGTCAGCAAGAAAGTGCCGCCGCCGACAATTACCTAGAAAGGTTCGAGGTGGGTATGGAGAGAATGAAGCAACAACTAAAAGAACGATTAGCTGATGGACCAAGAGGGGTTACTAATACTTCTGGAGAAAATCCAGACTTTACGGAGGGAGGTCTTTAATGGCACAGAAACTTAAAGTTATTAGAGAAAACAACTTTTCCCATGGCTATAACAACAAGGTTAAAGCTGAGCTCCTAGAACCTGGCTATTGTGCTGACGCTTTGAATTGTTTTCTAGATGACCAAAAGATTAAAAAGAGAGGGGGGTATTCTATAGTTGGGAATGATGTTGATAAGGATTTTGGAATTTTAGGCAAAGGTGAACTCAAAATGGCTGATGGGACGCAATATCTTTTAAGGGCAAGGAATAAAGACGCAAGCAATTCCTTAATCGAAGGCTGGGTTGGTTCTGGTAACTGGACGACACTAACTAGCGGTGACTCTCAGACAAAAAATTTAAAACATGAATTTGTCATGGCAAACGACGCCCTGTACATTTTTAATGGTACTGACGCTGTTTTAAAGACAGAAAATGGAACTTCGGTCTCAACGGTAGCAGCTATCCCGGTTGGTAAAAGTGCCAAATGGTTTCACAACTTCTTTTTCGTATTTGGCGTTTCTACTAATCCCGATAGGCTTTATTGGTCGACTTTGAATACAACGGAAACCTTTGGCGGTGACGACTACATTGACGTTAACCCTAATGATGGTGATTCTATCGTGGGTTTGGCGGTATTAAATGACAAACTTTTAATCTTTAAAAAACACCGAATCTGGTCATTGTCTGGGTTTGGAGTAACTGACTTTACTATTGCTGATTTGGGAGAACGGTTAACGGGGCAAGGAGCACAATCACTAAGATCAATAGTAGAAACTGAAAACGATGTCTACTATTTATCCGACTCTGGAGGTATTCCTCATTTCAGAAGTCTAAGAAGAACCATTTACGCAGAAACTGTTGGAGCTGGTTTAGCCTCAAACGCTGTTGAAGGGACGATGAGTGATTTAAGTACGACTTATTTAGGAAACTGTGCTGGGATATTCGATGGAAGGAAAATATATTGGGCGGTTACTGAAACTGGGGATACTTATAATGAGCTTGTTTTAGTTTATGACACGGTTACGGACGCCTGGACACGACACACGGGCATGAACGCTTCCTGCTGGATTCAATCTGACATTGTTTCTAATCCTAAGATTTATTTTGGCGAGGCTTCTGCTTCGTCTAACACTTTCGTCCTAGATAGTTCTGAAAGTGACAATGGGTCAACAATCGACATGCAATTTAAAACCCCAATGTACCAACCCAGTCCTGAGTCAAAAAACAAATGGAAATATCTTTATGTTTCAACAGACGTTGACTCTGGTTCTACCCTGACTATAGATTACTCTCCCGATGGATTTACCTTTGAAGAATTAGCCGAGATAAATTTAACAGGAAGTGGGTCTACTTTTCCAGCCATCTTTCCTTTTAAGATGGGGGCAACTACGGCAGTAACTAAAAGGATAGACTCTGCTGGAGGTACTTCTTACAAAATACAATATTTATTTAAAAACAACACTGCGGACGAAACCGTCACGGTGAAGGAGTTCGAAGTTCTTTACAAACCAAGAGGACT